TGTGAGCCGCCTTGGTCCACTCCGTTAAGAGTTACGCTTTCTGTGATGCTTACCGTTAGGTCTGATGTGGTTATTGTAGTTGCCATATTAATAAATATAAATCACTAGATTTTGTTTAATACAAAAAACCCCCACCGTTAAGTGAGGGTCTTCTGAAAGAGAAAAAGAAATATTTTTTAGTTGGTCACTTCAAACTTATCAGTTTGTAATTCCCGCTAACGCTCCAGAGGCAATACTTACCATAGGGTCAGGCTCTAGTCCAGAAAGCGTTATCGTATAACCGTTCAAATCTGCTGCTGCTACTCCTGAGCCTCCTACTCCTGTTGTGAGGTCTAAGCCGTTCGTTTGGCCAATTACCCAATAAGAAGGAGTACTTTCACGAGTTTCTACAATCGCAACTACTCTATTCTTACAAAGAAGCTGAATTTCGTTACGTTTAGCAATGTCCAATTTTGAAAGGATGAAAGTAATGGCGGGAACATAGTATAGAGTTCCTTTGTTACTTCCTGGGGTTGGGTCATCGTTAAAAGAGCTTTCTTCTTTGTCAAGTTCGTACTTATAAAAGACAGTAGAAGCGGAGCCTATTGTAACCGTTCCAGTGGTGTAGGTAGGGTCTAGTCCTTCGAAGTCATCTAGTGAAGCAAACCGAACAGACTTAATCCCGCCAATCGCGTCTTTACAATCTAATGAGAAACCTTGAGTTAATGCACAAGCCATTTATCTGTCTGTTTTAAAATGGGGGCTTTAACACCCCCGTTAATTATATTACGATTGCAACTATCTCCGCAGGAAATGCTACTTGCGTTCCTACTTTGAACTCTACCGCTAACTTCACGTTTCGGTCATCCTTAGAATACCATACCTCGAAGTTATCAAAGTCACCTTCAGCATCTACACCAATGAACATATTAGACTTCTTACCGTAGTAAGCCTTTTCTTGACCGTCCAATCCTTGTACCGGAACAATCTTTAGGTTGAAACCTGGATAAACAAGACCGATTGATGCGTCTGCATCTGCGTCTCCGTTTGCTCCTGAGTTCAATTGAACACCGTTAGTAGAGCCTCCGTTTACCAATCCTTGGAAAATCCAAGAGTAAGTATCATAACCTACAAATAAACATCCGTCATTATCAGCCGTTAGACCCGCAGAACTTGCCGTTCTGTAAATACGCTCTACTAATTCCTTAGCCGCTGCTTCGGTGTAAAGAGTAGTAAGAGGAGTACCTCCTGTATTTGCGTCTGTGTAACCCGCTCCGATGGTGTCAATAAATCCATTGTAGAATTGGTTGTTACCAGTTCCCGTAGAAGTATCTCCTTGCCAGATTGCTACATCGTTAGCGGCTGCGATTTTCTCAGCGTATTCTAACATGATAGCCTCCCATACAAATGAAGGTTCAACTTCTTCTTTATGCGCTCCCGCTGCCATTTCCTGTACTAAGTAAATAGGCTCAAGGTCTTTAGGACACCAAGCATCGTTTACTTTAATCTTTCCAGGTGTCATAGAACGCTGAGTAATTGCAGTACCTCCAGAAGCGTTAAAGCTACACCCGTCCGATTGGAAAAATACAGTTTGTGCTATTTGTGGAAGTTTCTGCGGTCCTTTTACGTTAGGTACTACTGTTGCTAAGTCCATCATTTTAGCCCCCAATACGGTAGCTCTCATAAGGTCGAAGCGGTTTTCTTCTGTGTAGGCTGATAAAGCCGATACGTCAAATCCTGATGCCATTTTTTATTTTTTAAAGTTTCTTAGTTTCGAGTAGTCAAACCCTTCTTTTTCTTTTTTGAAAGGGTTTCTTGATTTCTTCTTTGGTTCTTCCGATGGAGTTTCTACAAACGAAGCGAACATTTCCGTTAGGTCTTTTACCGCCTGTTTGAAATCCTCCGTTTCTTTTTTAACCTCCTCAATCTGCTCTCCAAACTTTAGATTTTCAATCTTGTTGGCAATAGCATCATTCAATTTAGAAATGAGTTGATTTTGCAAAGCCTCTACGTCTAGTTTTGGATTAGCATCTTCTACTACTTCCTCTGTCTCAGACATCTCCTCCTCTTGCTCACCTTCAGCTTCTAGGATTTCGATTAGAATACCGCCTTCGCTTTTGATTACTCTACCGTCTTCTAGTTCGTGGTCACCGTCTGGTGCATCCATTAACTCACCATCCTCTCCAATTACTTGGACTGTTGCGCCTACTTCTACAAGTGGCTCAATTCTTAGAATAGTTCCGTCTACTAATTGGACATCTTCTAGTGCTACGGGAGTTTCTTCTACTTCCGAAAATACTAGCTTTTTAATCTCTGCGAAGTTCTCTTTAACTAACTCTGTAATGTTCTTACTCATTTCTTTAGCTTTGTATTAGTAAATATAAACCGTTTGGTAGTGTTGCATTTTATACATATTTTTGACGAAACCTTAAACAAATAATATGGACTATCAAGACTTCTTAGAAAACAAAAGACACTCAATCGGTAACTTCGGGTTTGATGCTACATTCATTCCTGATATGGCTTTCGATTTTCAAAAGTACACCATTGAGAAAGCGGTTAAAAAAGGACGTATAGCTGTCTTTTTAGATACCGGACTAGGTAAAACCCTTGTTCAGCTTTCAATAGCTCAGAACATTGTTGAACACACCAATAAAAAGGTACTTATCCTAACTCCTTTAGCTGTTGCTTTTCAATTCATTTTAGAAGCTGAGAAGATTGGATTGGGTGACATTGAATATTCAAAGGACGGAAAGCACACAAAGAAAATAGTAATTTGTAACTATGAAAGGTTACACTACTTTGATAGTTCTGATTTCGAGTGCGTTATTTTAGATGAGAGTTCTATTCTAAAGAACTTTGACGGTAAGATAAAAGGTCAGGTTACCTCTTTTGTAAAGAAGATACCTTATAGATTTTTGAGTACAGCAACGCCAAGTCCTAACGACTTCATTGAATTAGGCACAAGCTCGGAGGCTTTGGGGTATATGGGTTATATGGATATGCTTGGAAAGTTCTTTAAGAACAATCAGAACAGCGTAGATAGTAACAATAGGAACATAGGAGAAAAGTTCTACCTAAAACCTCACGCAGAAAAAGACTTCTTTGCTTGGGTTAATCAGTGGTCTATTATGGCAAAGATGCCTAGCGATTTGGGGTTTTCAAACGAGCGTTATCAGTTACCGGAGTTGGTAGTAAATAAACACGTTGTAAAGAATAAATCAACTATCGCGGTAGATGGTCAAGTTCAAATGTTTAACATAGTGGCTAAGTCCTTTCACGAAGTTAGACACGAACAGAAACAGACCGAGAACGAAAGATGTGAAAAAGCTATTGAATTAGCACAAGGTAAAACGTCCGTATATTGGTGCAATACGAATAACGAAAGCGCAATACTAAAGGGTTTAGATAGTGAAGCAGTTGAGATAATCGGAAGTCAATCCATTGACCGAAAAGAAGAAATACTATTAGCCTTTGCTAACGGAGAAATAAAAAGACTAATAACAAAAGCTAAGATGACTGGAATGGGTCTTAATTGGCAACATTGTAACCATTCTGTATTCTTTCCTACGTGGTCTTACGAGCAATACTATCAGGCCGTTAGACGGTTTTGGCGGTTCGGACAAACTAAACCCGTTACTATTGATATGGTTATATCTGACGGTCAGACAAGGGTTCTAGAAGCACTACAACAGAAAACCCAAAAGGCTATTGAACTTCACAAGAACCTGACTGAAAATGTAAATAGAACTTTCACCCACAACAAAAAAGAGTTTAACCAAAAAGTAGAGTTACCAAAATGGATTTAGAACAAAAGAAAGCACTTGAAACATACGGACACTTTAACAGCACTCACGAAGTTTATGGAGTTCTAATGGAGGAGGTTAATGAGTTCTTTGAGGTTGTAAGAGAAAAACCTAACACCCCGAACAAGTCAAAAAGAATGATTGAAGAACTAAACCAGATTAGAGCAATATCAGAAAGAGCAATGAATGAACTAAAAAACAATCAAATCAAATTCGTTTAATTTTAAATTACTACATTTACAAAAAAAACCTAATGATAAAAGAACAACTAGTAACCGATGAATACGCAATCTATAATTCTGATTGTATGTACGTACTACCAACACTTGAAAACGAAAGCGTAGATTTTTG